GTTGAATGTACCAAATAGCCTTGTGTAAGTCTTCAAGTGGATTGTCCGTCTTCTTCCCGGCCCTCATGATGTACTTCGTGGCATTACCAAGAGCATAATTTAAGCCCCACGCTTCAACAACTTTAATATGCTCGTACACCGTATCGCCGCCGTAGTGAGCCGGGTGGTTGACAGAATCAGCCATGGCTAAGGTCCCCCGTCAGCACTTGTTTCATTTTCCACGCCGTGAATCGTCGTTCAAGCCACTCTCGAGCGGCGACAACCCAGTCAATTTGCGGGTCAGTACGTTTCAATCGGGCTAAAGCCAATTCAAATCGCAACGGAGCTTTACGTGTACGGTAGAGATGGTGCGCTTCTAGCAGTGCGTATGCAGCATCGAAAAACGGCTCGTCGTCATTGTATTGGCGCTCGTGTACAAAGTCTGAATCCACATCAAATAGGAGTGCCGCAATGCGCGCGTCTACGTCTTCAATGCTGCCATGAAACATTTGAGCTGGGTGGACGCGGCCATCGATGTACGGATTGTCCACGTAATTCAGCTTGTCTGGGCGAAGATTGTGGACTTGTTTCAGCGTGTCGAGATATCCGTGCCAATTGACGCTAACTTGCGTATACGTACCAATAGAACACCCGGTCCACAAAGCCATATACTCGAGGAGGAAACTAAAATGCACGGCGTTGGCACCGTAGGCACCCCAAATGATGTCGTTGGAGCGGCAGAACACCACAAGATTGAGCTCGCCGTTGACACCGCGCTGGAACGTCGCGATCGTATTGCACGGAAAGTCCTTGCCCTCTCTTCCGAGGTCGGCATTCGCATCCCACATCTGTAGCATGCATCGGCGATCGTCTGGATTTGCTATCAATTGTTCCGCGATGACTGCAAGCTGATCCTTTTGAAACCACTTTCGCCACCGAAACCCGTATGCACCGTGCCAAGTAGTACCATTGTCGGAGTAATTGACGGCATTTTTCGCATAGCGCGTGAGCGGCGCTACGTCGTTGCGGCCGGCAAGCATCCATAGGCTTTCGTACAGGTGATAAAAAGGGTTCGCGTCGCGAGTGGGCCAGAAGAGCACGCGCTCGCACGGCTTTTCGTAGACGGTCGTCACGCTAGGGCCGAGCAGCACCGGGCCGTTACGCGATGGGCGCTCGACGCCTTCCTGATCAAGAAGACGGAGTGCGCGGGGCAAGGCCTCGTGGACATTCCTAACTTTCAATATTTGCATATTCTTTGTCTTTTTCTAACGCGAGAGCCACATCAAGTCGGCCACGTTTTCCTTCTTCCCGAAATTTCGCCATGTACCGTGCAAGAGTCATCGCCCCTTTACGCGTATTACAATTATGACAAATTGCTGCACAATTTTCATCAGTGTTTCGTCCCCCGGACGAGCGAGCAATTATGTGATCACCACACGGACGATTTCTCACTCCGAGTTTTGCTTCACAAACAAAACATTTACCACCTTGCCGGCGAGCAGCTTTAAGGATCTGGACGCTTGTGAAGTCGGTGTCTGGAAGACTCGAATGCAAACCACAACAAATTTCATATGCCTGAATAACTTGCTCTTTCAAAGCATTGAACTCAGCGTAGCGTTGGGTTTTATCGCCACGTTGAGCCAATTTGTTCGGGGTGATCTTTTTCCCTTGTGTTTCCCAAACATGATCACGGAGCATCTGAAAGGAGACCCCGGTATCTTCTGTAGTTAGTTCAAGAACTTTAGGAAAAAGAATATCAAATCTTTTCCATAAGCCCATTACCCCTAAGCCTTCCCGTACGGTAATTTGCCAAGATAGCATCTTAGCAACGCGAAGACCAATGGTAGCGTCCCAATTGATATATTCGCGTGGCGTCTTATACCGAGGCATTGAACTTCCTCTTCAACCGATACCCCGCCTGCGCGTTCCGATATTTGGCAAACTCGCACGCCCACATTTCCACTTCGTGTAGTTCCCACGGGTCCCAGGCTTGTGGCCAAAATCCGTCGTGGCTCATCGCGAGCAGCTCACCCATTGCGTCCAGCATCGCAGCTTGATCTCGAGCCGACCCTCGGTTAAAATGCTCGGGATTACCCGCAACCACGCAGCCCATACCACGTGTCGCGCCAGGGCCACAATTGGACCACGTATTTACGTCGTCCGCATGGCTGAGCACAGACGTCCACCGAAGATCCGTCACGATTTCGTGGCACAGAAATGGCCCGAGGTAGGGGATCACCAGCAGGGCGTTCCAGGCCTCTTGCAGCCCGCTCCAGAGGGGCTGCGCCGGCAGAAGGCGCCGGGCCTGGTCGATGCAATCGAGGAGCCCCTGGAGCTTGGAAAGTCCGGGAGGGGACTTTATCATATAGGCGCCGGTGACGAGCGGCCGGACGGTTTTCAACCGGCGTTCGGCCTCCCCTCGGTCCCACCCATTCAAGAGCAAATCTTCAACAACCTCCCCCGTTTCGACGCGGTTGAACCAGCGAAAAATGAGTGTGGCCTCTACGGCGGCGCGTCCGTCTAGTTTCGAGCGTACATGCTCGCGGAACCACGTGGTTGTTTTGTCGTGCTCGCGGTGGACATTTGTAAATCGCCACTGTTGGAAAATAGGGTCTTGTGTCCACGGCGGTGCGTCACCTGCAAGACGACGATGACGAATATGCTCGCGTTCCCGCGCGGTAGCAAAGTACTCCATGGCGAACTTCAGCTCAGCCACGAGAAGACTTCCTCTACTGCTCGTGTATGGTCCAGCCACCGCGCGTCCAGCTTAGTTGGCGCATACCCCGGCGCCGTGCGCCAATCTTTCGAACTTCCACTCACAAATTTTTTGTAACACTCACGATTCGCGTGCCACGCCGATATGGTATTCTCCGGATTGAGCGGCTTCTCATTACCTTTGGCGACCCGCCGAGCTGTCACTCGCTCGAGGCAGAGTTCAAGTGGCGTGTCGAGGAAAGCCCAAATACACGCGATACCTTCTTTGACCAAATCACGATCGAGCATCGCATATCGACCAAACGTATGACTCATCAACAACCCCTCGACTAGCACGTGTCCAAGGGTGGCGTAGGTACGGATACGCTGACAAATCTCGTCTTGCGTCTTGATACTGTCGGTACCCCCGCAGACGTTTTCGTACGAGCCGATAACAAATACCGGTGTGACTAACGAAGGGATGCTGATAAGGTAGGCGTCTGGCTTTTTTGGGTTCTCCCCCAACGGTTCGATGTCGCCTTTTGCCATGACGCCCCGAACGGTTGTAGTTTTGCCGCCGCCGCTGGTGGAACGAATATTGATGACGGTGTTCATGTATGTGTACCGCTTGAGACAGTTTACTTTAGGTTTTTAGAAATGTAAAGCTCTTTTTTACCCGATAACGAGGATTTTCTCCCGTTCCAGATGCGCGGGCGACGGACCGTCTCCGATTTGAAACGTGACACCAAAATTGCCTGCATAGGCAGTCAACTTACGGTCAAGGGGCACACGCCACACAAGGTGTTGTACGTGAAAGCCTCGAAGAATCCCGATAGCTTCTTGGATAGTTAGCCCATCGAAAGATGTCACAGAAAGTCGCCCGTCTGCGAGCCGATCTACTGCCGTTGTCATTCGTGTTCCTCCATCAAGAACTTAACAAAATGCTCGTTGGCTAACGCCGTTGGGCGTAATCGTCGAATATGTGTAATAGCGTCAATTGCGCTCGTGCCCTGATAAATCATCACAAGCGCGGCGACAAAGGGTGCGCGGTTACGCCCCGCATTGCAGTGGATTAACACGCGGCGCGTTACTAAGTCGAGCGTGAGCTCACGAGCTAAGGACCGCACAAGCGCAGGAGAAATCGTTTTCCCGTCGGAAAGTGGGATGTGATCGTAGCACAATCCGAGGGTCCACATCTCTTGTGCTAAATGCTGATCGGGTTGCGGCGCCACGCACACGACACGTGTGATACTGTGCTCGGCGAGAATTTCCAGTGAGCGGTGCGGCGCAAGCCCTCGCGTATGCCCAGATACAAATAAGTTATTCAACACCAATCGTGGGGTCATCGTCGCACCGGTTGAGCTAAATCCGTTGTTTTGTGATAGTCAAACACAGAATCCGTCCACATGTATCCGTGTTTCGCGAAGCACTCGCCCAGCTCTTCTCGTACGCCGGTCCACCCTTGCTTCTCGCCCAGCGCCCACAGGGGGAAGAGGGTTTCACGGACGGAAAACATGGCGTCGTGAACGGGAAAGTGCGCAGCGACCTTCGCGTGGTGCGTGATTTCGGAGTCGCAACTACGGCCGGGGTATTGGCGTTGCCCTACGATACTTTGCTTGACGTCACACGCAAAGACCTGCAGCTCGTAATTGTCCAGTACAACATCGTAGTCCGCTGCGAGCATCTTCTGCGTAAGCGTCGCAAGTCGCTCGACATGGGGAATCGAAGCCTTATCCGTACTATTGAGTACCGCTTCGTGTTCGGGCCAGAGTAATGCCAAGCCTTCTCGAGGGGACCATCCGTCCTTGGCGCGTAGGTCAGAAATCAGATGGGGTACAAGACCAAGACGTCGGTGTACTTCGTTGACTTTGATCTTAGCATACCGGCCAAAGTACTTGATCTTATCTGAGTGCGCCCACGTCTCATCGTAGGAGTGCGTGGCGGCCATACGCTCAACGTCAATCCACGCGGCCGCGCTTTGCAAGCACGCGGTTAACTTTTTGGGGCTCCCTACCGGGCGCCGCCTCTCACGACGCAAGACGATATGCGGCCAGTGCTCGGCGACCCACTCGGGAAGACCGTGGAGAGCATCACGTGTGGGGAACTCTTTCAGGATCGCAAGAGCCTGCGGCACATTGTACACCGCAACGTACACACAACCCCACCACGCACGTTCTTCGGGTGGAAGATCTTTGGCTAGGTGCACGATAGTAGCCATGTGCGAATCGGGGCCACCGGCGAGGCGATCAAGGCGACAAAAGTCAGCGAAGGGTTGCCAATAGGTCATTTATTTCTTTTAGAAGTAAAGTAATCAGCCAATTACCGTATTAGTGGCTCCAGGGGCGGTCCGAGATTATCCGTAACCACGGCGTTCAAAATATCTTTTGGACGCGCCCTGGAGCGTCCTGGTAAAGATTTTTTGGAAACTTTCGTCGTAGCTTATGTAGGTGTACGCTTCGACACAATGGCGAGCAATAATTCGATAACTTGCGTCTATGTTGAGGGATGGCATCACCACAACCGGCGCATAATTTAATTTGAGCGGCGTCTTCTAGGGCTTCTTCAAGTGTTAAACTCGTATTGATAAGATATTCGTCAACCCAGGCTAAGGACTCACCTACGTCTAGCAGGTGTTTAAACGCCACGGTAATAAACCATACGTCTAAACGCCCGCCCTTACGTGAATTACACGGTACACACGCAAATACCATATTTTCACGGATGCTTTTACCACCATGACAACGTGGGAAAACGTGGTCAGCAACAAAGCCGTAGTCCCCACAATAAACACAACGACCCTTATCTCGTATAAAAATGTAAACGTGTAACGGGCAGCTAAGGTCAATTTTCATTAGCAATTTCCCGGAACCTCAGCAAAAACGCCTCTTCCGCCTGCCGCCAGGACCAAAAGCCCCACGCCCCCACGGCGTCGATCTCCGTTGCCGTTAGCGGTGGGTAGTTGGGGTGGTCAATAGTAAAATTCTTAAAACCCTTACCACCTTCAAATCGCACCATTACGCGATCGGCCCATTCCACTTCGTCAGAGACCGTTGCCGGGCACTGAAATGTGTTGTAAATCACGTGTTGTGTTCGATCTTCTACTTCACGGTATGCACGCATCTCCGGCGTGGCTTTAAGCCACTTAGTAACATCACCAAGATACGCCTCGGCGGCATCGTGCAACAACCCTTGCAGCTCGAATGACGTGCCTACGCACAGTCGACTCACGTAGACTGAGTGCTGCGCTACGGTAATGGGCCGCTGTGTGTGACCGGCAAACCGATTGCAGCACGCCAGGGCATGCGCGATATCCTCGATACAAATATCTTCAGATCGTAGATCTAAAGGATTCACTTCCTTGCCGGTAAAAGTGCTAATCACGCAGCGCATCAACCCTCCAACGGTAGTGGTACATCGATTTCGTTTAATGCTATTTCTACGATAGTCACGCCACGTCGCTTGAGTTCCTCGGTGACTACCTGCGAGATAAAAGCAGAAATGCTGATCTCCTCGCCTTGAGCTTCTTTCTTAACGGCGTCCTTTGTTGCCGGCGTCAGGTGCACGCCCGTGAAGGCTGTTCGACCGTTGAGTTTATGCTTTTTCACCTTTCCCTCTTGATGAAGAATTTGCATGACGCGTGTTTTGGTAATGCCAAATTGCCTACCGATAGCCGCCATTGTATGGCCTCCGGTATATAGCTGCCGAATTGCTTCGTTCCGGTCCATGTATGAGCTCCTTTAGGGATAGGCGCTAATTCATGCATGGTGCACCTGTTTGATGTAGTCAACAACGAATTTGTAATTGTGACCAACGCAACTTGCTTCGGGATGAAGATCGCGTAGGTCCTTTGGGTGCACAATCAAAATTCGTTTAGACAGCCCACCCGCGTCTTCAAGAAAAATAACGTACCGCGCAAATCCTGCCCCGGCCAACCGTAACATCGTCAGCTCTTGAATCCCCGTACTGTCAAAGTGTGGCGTACCGTGCTTAAATTCCCACCACGTAGTTTTCCCTCGACCGGTGATACTATTGTCAGGTACGCCGTGGCGAGCAAATTCTTGGTGAGAGAAAACGACGAACTTTGGAAGCTCTTTTTTAACTTCCTCGATACACCGAGCTTTGAGATGCGATTCGCGTCTCATAGGTCCTGTAGCTCTGCCCAATTGGGCCCAACGCCCGTACTCCACGTCAGCGGCACGCGGAGAGGATACGACTGGTAATTCAAAATAGTGTTCACCTGTCGCGCGCCTTCTACGTCCTGGATATCCCCTACTACCTCGTCATGGTTAGTAATACGAAGTACGAACCCGGTATTTCTCCGCTCGGCGTGCAATTCAACGAGTTTCCGTTTCATCCACGTCGCTTCGGTCATCTGGTCCACACCGTTGAACGCTTTATGAAGGCGGTAGCCGTCAGGAAACCGCATCCGGCGCCCGAGTACGTCTTTCACGTATCCTCGGTGCTCGTACTTCTGGTGTAGCTGATCGCCTCGCCGGCATCGAGCGTCGCATGTGGGTTTGGCTAAGTGGGAAGCCTTGTCAAGCAACTCCCGAACCTCGGGGACCTCTCGATTATAAATACGCTGCACTTCTTTTGTTAACGCCAACTTAGGGTGGTTGTAGTTTTTCGTCCGCTTGATCTCCGTAAATTCCGCCGCGCTAACATGCCCGAGCATCAACGCCATCTTCAGGGTCTGCGCACCGAAAATCACCGCGAAGTTCAGATCCTTCTGTTGGCGATATGTCAAGGGCGCGTAGGGCTTAATGAAGCCCCACATAAGTTTATGAAAACTGGTGCTGGGGTCGTCACGGTACGCTTGAATAACGCGCGCGTTATTCACGTGGTGCGCAAAGATTCGATATTGTGCCTGGTCCATGTCACTGGAGAGCAGCAGTCCGCTTTGAGGTATGTGGAGTTTACGTACGAGAAAAATTTCATCGTCGTGTGACGCGTCATCTTCGTCGTATCCAAACGATACCCGCTGCCGAGCGGCTTTCATGCGCTGCTGGATGTTTACCCCCACGTCGCGTACGATCGCAGTGGACGAAAAACGACCGGTCACGGTTCCTGCTTCGCCGGCGTCAGCGTAATCGTTTTTGGCGGCACGCAATTGATGAAGTGCATACCGAAGAATGCCGTCTGACCCGAGCATCTTTTTTGTATTCAACAGAAACTTACTCCGCAGGGACATTAACTTACCAGCTACCCGCATGAGCCGCACTGTGGGATGCTCAATTGTTTTAAGGATAGCATCCGTAAACGACGGCCGTCCACTCGTGGTATGCTCAAGAGGGATCTTTAAGTGCTGGAACACTCGTTCTTGGTCTTTCGGGGAATCAGGATTCACTTGAAATCCTACATCACGGGCAATCTGCCACAACAGCGCTTCCAATCGCTTTTGACTCTCCGCAATCCACTGGTCGAGTAACGCTACGTCAATCGGGGCGCCGTTCTTTTCCATCTCACACGTGACGTAAATAACTTGGTCTTCAAGCGCGCGTACCCGCTGCAGGTCTTGCTCGTCGAGCATAGGCCAAAAAACATCGCGTAGTCGCTTGACGGCTTCGACGTTATAAATAGACCGGGCGGCGGCCTCCCCGGCGTGATACGACGCCATCTGCGTTTCGTCGAGACGCACCATAGGGACTTCATGTAGGTAGTCACTAATCAACGAATCGAGGCTCATGTGCTGGCGGTGGTCATCCAACAACGCCGCATAATGCGCCACATCAGACACGGTATTGCCTTGTGCCTCCAGGTCACACCCCCATACGCGCCCCATGTGGATATCAAATCGCGTATTAATGTTGCAGATGTGTTTCCCTCGTAGTTCGCGTGCTGCCCATCGCTTCAGGGTAGCTTCATCCAAGTTACCCCCACCGCGATGTCCCCACGGTAGATACCATGAACGGTCGCCGGCATGGAGAGAACAGCTGATAGGAAGATCCCCGTCAAACCACTTGAGCCCCGTCGTTTCAAAATTCAGGTAGATCTCGTGAATATTATCGAGGCACGGCGGCTCCGAGGGGGTCCACGTATGAACCGACGATTCGACAAGAGAGTCGAATAGGGACGTCATGTTGTAAATCACCTTTTGGTGATGTCGCTTAACGTCGTTCCATGACCGTCCGCGTGCAGCTGCTCTTGCAGCAGCCACTCGTCACGCGCCCGGTCGGCGTCGGCCCACGCAATGAAGCCATGCTCGATGAGCACGTCGCCACGGTAAAGCCCGTAACGCCAACCTTCGCGAATGCGAGACTTGCGGATAGTGATGAGTGTAGTCGTCATTTTTTTATCTCAGCAAGGATCTGCATATCGTTTACGCTCCAATCAAGACCGAGCGCATTGCGCACCGCCGCGCGAAACGGTGGCTCGTCGGCGCCGTCGTTCGGCGTGAAGGCGGCGCTGAGGTTGTCAAGTTTGTCTTGCAGCTCGGCGAGCAGGGTGTCTTGCCGCGCGATCTCGGCCTTCGCCTCGTCGAGGTCGGCCTCGAGTTCTTCGATGCGCAGCTCGGCGGCGCGCAGCGGTTCGTTGTCGGTCATTGAATCGTCTCCTCAGTTCTTGAACATCGTGTTGATTTCGTTCAGCCGTGCGATCAACTTTTGTGCGTCGTCGAAGCTGATGACAACGTACGGACGCGTGCGTGTCTCCTTAGTGTGCCAGTCCCACGCGCGGTAGACCGTCGCCGGCACGCCAAGCTGCTCGCCAAGTGTGATCGCTTTACACTCTAGCGCTTCAGCGGCAGCATCCTTCGCGCGTAGCTCAGCACGCTGCGCCTCCTCTTTTTGTTTCTGCAGCGTCGGATCGTGTTGTTTACAGTAGTCACCGCCGACCATCGCGGGCCTCGTGCAGCTGCCTGGACGAGACCAAGCGCCCCTGTAAACCGTGCCTTGACAACGCGGGCGCATCAGCTCATCTCCTCTAGATATTCAGCGTGGCCATCACCGTAGCTATCTCGGCGAAAACTCTTAAGGTGAAAAGTTCTCGAATATTCCACCATGACTGGAGGAGCATCCTTCGTCGCCACCATTGGCCCCTTCAACGGGAGCAGCCATGTCTCTGGCGGTGGATCGACAAGAAGCCAAATCTGCTGTGTGCATCCACACAACGTGATAAACGTGGCATATGTCCACTTACTCATTCCATCTCCGTCATCATCTGCCGATACCGCGCCGCGCGCCACAGATACCACCGCGCGTCATCGTCGTTCGCGGCGTAAAGCGCCG